GTGTGATTGCCGGCAACAGGCTTTGTTTGGATATGAATGAGAAGTTCTATCGAACCAATCTTCAAACTCCTTCTGTTGTCGGTAGATCTAAATACAGTAGCGGTTTCCATCATATGATGGGAGTTCTTATGCGTTTTTTCTTAGGTTTTTCTATTGACTTTAGTAAGTATGATATGTCTTTATTCTATGCATTGCTTATGGCGATTGCTAATTTTAGATTTGCGTGCTTACGAACTATTTATCAGACAGATGCTAATAAGTTGCGTATGCTTAATTACTATGAGACGATGATCAAGGGTTTTCTTTGGTTGACGCTTGGTGATTTCGTATATAAAACTACTGGCAATAATTCAGGTCAAAATAGTACTATTGTTGATAATACCCTGGCTAACTATTTCATCTTATGTTATGCGTTCATTGATGCGTTTTGTAAACGCTTTGGACGCGAAGACTATGATGGAGAGTACCAGGATTTGATGAACCGATGGGAAACTATGGGGGTGGGAGACCCCGATAGGTTTCAGGTACAGAAACGAATTTTTCAGCTTCGTGATAAAGTTCCTTCTTATTCATACTTTATCGAGTCTGTCGCACCGCTTCTTGCTGGTGATGATAATACTTGCGGTGTAGATGAGAAGGTTCTTAAGTGGTTTAATGTTGATACTATAGCTAGTTCTTTACAAGCTTTAGGTATGAAAATTACTTCCACTTATGCTGAGCCTGTACCTGTTCAACGTTTAGATTTTCTATCACATACTTTTGTGACGTTACCCCAATATCCTAATGTTTATTTACCTAGTCCTGATACGACGAAGGTATTGTGTTCATTGCTCAAATTTGGAAAGAGTGTTGATGTGCGGTGGTCCCTGTTAAGGGCTTTCGCACTCCGCCTTGAATCTTGGGCTAATATTGAGTGTAGGAACTATATTAAGGATTATATTGAATTTGCTATGAACACCTATGAGCGTGAGCTTGTAGGATATGTTCTTGTCCCTGGTATTAAGGGTGATGCAATTCAAATTTCTTGGGATAACGTTATGAATAGTTATTTTACTGATGATGAGTGTGAGGCTCTCTATTATGGTTTTGAAGGCGCGTCGCGATTAAAATTTTTACACGCCTTTAAATTGTTTGAGAGTTGTAATTTAGTCGATGCCATTGCGAATTTTCTTTTCTCGCGTACTTTTGATATTGACATTTTCTCTGACACTCTTCATTAGTAGTCCTTCTCTCCTCTTTGTTGCGCAGTTATGTCTACTGTTGCTAGAAGCGAGCGTATCCTCGATTCTCTTGTGGGTAAAAACGGTCTTACCGAACCCGGAAAGAGGTGGCTCGCCGCTGCCGCGGACCCGTTCCATGATCTCG